TGCGACGGCGGGGTGATCAACTTCATCAACTCGGGCGGACAACGGCGCCGGTTGTTTAGCGAGGGGTCCTCGATCGACGGTTCGAATATCGGCGACAACACTCCGGCGAGCGGTTCGTTCACCGTCCTGACGACGCTGGCCGGGTACAATGCGGTGTTCAACGGAGGGTTGATCGCCAAAGGAAATATCAACCTGAACGGCGCCACCGCCGCGGTGCTGACGCTACCCGGGGGATCAACCACCAAGGTTCCGATCTTCCTGACGAGCGGGACCCTTGCGACCACGGCCGTTGCGCACGGCGTGGAATGGGATGGCACGAATCTTTATGTCACCAATTCGGCGGTCGCTCGGAAGACGGTGGCGTACACCGATAGCAGCATCTCCGGAAACGCGAGCACGGTCACGAACGGTGTCTACACGACCGGCAGTTACGCCGACCCCGCGTGGATCACTTCGCTCTCAAAATCCAAGGTTGGCCTCGGCAACGTCGAGAACACGGCCCTGTCGACTTGGGTGGGATCGGGAAACATCACGACCATCGGAACGCTTTCGAGCGGCACGGTGCCGGTGGCCCGGGTGAGCGGCCTCGCCGCCTCGGCCACGACCGACGCCACGAACGCGAGCAACATCTCGAGCGGAACCCTGGCGGATGCCCGCGTCGCCGCCGCTCTGACCGGCAAGTCGTACAACGGCCTGACGCTGACCGCCAACACCACCGGTTTTGCTCTGGCGGGAGGAACGACCGCGAAGACGCTGACCATCGCGAACACGCTCACGCTGTCGGGAACGGATTCCGCGACGCTGAACATCGTCGGTGGCGGCACCCTGGGTAGCGCCGCCTTCACGGCCTCAAGCGCCTACGCGACCGCCTCGCAAGGCACCAAGGCCGACAACGTCGGAGCGGTGAACGGACTCGTTAAGGTCAATGGCTCGGCCTCCTTCTCCGCCGCGCTGGCGGGAACCGACTTTCTGGCGCCCTCGTCCGACGTCGACGGCGGAACGTTCTAACGCCCCCACCGATACCTCAGGCCGTAGATACGGCCGATCCCCGGGTACATACCCATGCCTAATCGCATCATTCTGAAGCGCTCCTCGGTCGCCGCCAAGGCCCCCGCGGCTGCCGACCTTTCCGCGGGCGAACTTGCGATCAACCTCGCTGACCGTCGGCTGTTTTCCAAGGACACCGGTGGCAGCGTGATCAGTGTCACGGTCGACGCGACGCACATCACGAGCGGGACGGTTCCCTCCGCACGGCTTTCGGGCGCTTACGGCATCGATATCAGTGGCAACGCGGCAACCGTCACGAACGGCGTCTACACGACCGGGAATCAGTCAATATCCGGGGTGAAGACCTTTGTTGATGCCGCGTACTTCAACAATGGGTACACGGAATTCCGTACGTCGTTCATCGGTGATGGCATCTACCTGAAGAACGCCTCGTCCCAGACCGTGCTGGGGATGTTCGTCGCCAACAGCCGGGCTAACTTCTCGTGCGGCTCCGGTTCGGTCAACGGGTTCAACTTCAGCACCAGCGCCACTTCCGGCGCCTGGTTGATCAGCAATGACGGCGCGGCATCGATTAGCACCACCGCGAGCGGAAACTCCCTCTCGATCAGCAACTCCCTGAGCGGCTATGGCGGGGTGCTGTTGCAGTTGTCCCAGACGGTCTCGAACAGCGGGAACTACTACAACTACACCTTCATCCGGTGCTCGGACAATTACCAGGGGCAGGTGTTCTACGTCAGCAGCACCGGGTACACGTACGCCCAGCAGCTGTACTCGCCGAACGCGACGGCCGCGATCCTCTACACCCTCGGCACCTACCTCCAGACCAGCGTCATGTGGTACTGGAACGGCTCCTACTACGTCTACGATCAGTCGAACCGCTTCTACATCAGCTCCGGTTCAGCGCAGATCTACATCGGGACGACGAGCGGCGTCGGGAGCACGACGTACTTCTACAACACCAAGTACTTTTACAACACGACGTACTTTTGGGACTACCAGTATTTTTACGGGTACAATTACTTCTACGGATCGTACACGTACTTCGGTTCCAACGGCTTCACCTGCGACGGGACCGCCAGCCTCTACAATGCGCAGTACTCCCAGTACTACTACGGCAACTGGTCCGGAACGGTCTACCTGAACTTTGGCGGGCAGCGGCAGATCTGGTTCAGCGGTCTCGGGGGAGATGTCACCTTCGGAAATATCTCGAACAAATCGACCGGCCGGCGCCTCGAGGTCATCATCCAACCCGGTGGCACGGCCCGGAATCTGTACTTCCCGGGATGGAGCTGGGTTGGCACCGCTCCCACCAGCATCGCGGCAAATAAGACGGCGGTGCTCACGCTTTGGTGCGTGGGCGCCAACGAGGCCGACGTCATCGCGCAATACTTCGTCTGACCATGCGGATCAAAATCCAGCCTCTCGTTTCCTTTCTCGGCACCGCCGACGTCCTCGAAATCCTGAGCGTCCAGGCCGTGCTCTCCACGAGCGCCACCTTCGCCTTCCGCTTACTCGACCGCGACGGCATCGCGCTCCACCACGGTCAGATCCAGATGCCGCCTCCGGACTACGCCATGTGGGGCGACGACGACCTCTTCGCGGCGCGCTACGTGGCGGACAAGTTGGGCGCGATGATTGTCTCCATCGACGAGCCCTACCGAGGCACCTCGCAGTCCGCCGGCCAAGCCGCAGGCGCCGCACCAACTCCATCTCCATGAAAACACACCAAGCTCTCACCCTGAAGAAGCACCTGTCTCGGCTGGCCGAGATGGACCAAAAAACGCCCCTGGAGCTGTCGGGTGCGGTTCGACTGAGGATCGCCTCCGCGCTTCGGAGGTGCGAGTCCGCGGAAGCTGACTTCGAGAAGGTACGGGTCAGTCTGGTTCGGGCCAAAGGGAAGGCCGACGCGGAGGGTAACTACAACATCGAGCGGGGCACGGCGTCGTTCAGCGAGTTCGTCGCAGCCATCGACGACGCCCTCGGGGCTGAGGCGGAGGGCATGCCTTCCGTCGTCTTCACCGAAGACGAACTGAAGATCGAAAAGAACAGGATCCCGATCGAGGTGCTGCAGGGCCTGATTTCCGTGGGGGCGCTGAAAGAATGAGCTTCTGGAACTTCCTGATCTCCGCCGCGGGCGGAACCATTCTGGGTGGCGTCACGCAGATGCTGGGCACCGTGGTCGCGGAGGCTCGTGAGTGGTCCGCCTCGAAGCGGCGCATCGCGGAGCTGCAGGCGCTCAAGGAGAAGGAGGTCGCGATCGGAGAGCTCGAGGCTTTCACCAGGGCGCAGGAGGGCACGATTGCCTCGGGGTACCAGCCGCCGGCGGCGGCACCGATGGCAATGCACTGGCTCTTCACCTTGGTTGAGGCCGTTACTAGGCTGGTGCGTCCGGTGATGGTCGCGGGCGCATGCGTCTACGTTTGGACGCGGCCCCCGGAGGTGATCGCCGGCCTGCAATCCGAGATACTGACGTTCAGCTTCGCCTGCGGGTACTTCTGGCTCGGAACCCGTCTGCAGCGGCAGGTGGCGGCGAAGTAGTTCTGGTCGGGGAGCAGAGTGCGCTTTTAGCGCGAGGGCGAACTCAAGGTGCTCCCTTGTTCCTTTCTCCTGCGCTCGCTAGTATCGCGACGTGTCCGGAAGCATCCCAGAGGAACTCCTGCTCGCCCGCATAAAGCGGGAGCGCGAAGCCCGTGAGGCTGCGATTGCCGCACTCGCGGCACGCCTGGAGAACGCCACCAGCGCAGCGGACCAGAAAATCACCGCAGCGGCGTCCAAGTTGGCGGCGCGCGTGGGTGATCGCACGGTTGAGTCTTCCGCCATCGCAGGAGTCATCCTGCGGACGCAGGTTGAGCCGGGTTTCGCCTCGGCGGAGGCGTTGTCGCTGCTCGAAGCGAAGGTCGCTGACGGGCTCAACTCCAGCTCGGCCACGATTGAGGAGGTTCGTCGCGTCACGGCCACCCAGTACGAGTCCGCTGCGGAGCAGACCATAACCCTGCGGGCGCGATTCAATGCGAACGAGGCGCTCTTTCGGGATCAGATCACGGCTCAGGCGTCCGCGATCGCGGCGTCGGTGGTCCGCGTGTCGGCGTTGGAAGCGACGTTGGCTAATCCCACGACTGGTTTGGCTGCGGCTCACGCAAGGGTCGGGCTGGAGGAGTCGGCCAGAGTCACTGCGGTAAGCGCGGTGGCATCCCGCGCCTCCAGTCTGGAGGCTGCGGTGAACGATCCGGCGACTGGCCTAAGCGCAACAACTGCTCGGATCGCGGCGGAGGAGCAGGCTCGAGCAACGGCCGTGGAGGCGGTCGCGTCCCGGACGTCCTCGCTCGAGGCGACCATCAATAGCCCGACGAGCGGCGTTTCCGCCGCCCATTCGCGGATCTCGAGTGAAGAGCAGGCGCGGGTGACCGCGGTGGATGCCGTGGCAGCTCGCACGGCGAGTCTCGAGACTACGGTAAATAGCGCCACCACGGGTCTTGCAGCCACCCGGGCGAGGATTCTTTCGGAAGAGGAAACCCGAGCGGCAGAAACCGCCGCGGTTGCAACGCGAGCGTCCGCCCTCGAGGCCACGGTGAACAACGCATCCACGGGCGTTGCCGCGGCCCATTCGCGTATTACGTCGGAGGAGGGCGCTCGCGCCACTGCGGTGGAGGCGGTTGCCAATCGGGCCGGCGCCCTGGAGTCGGCCGTAAACAATGCTTCCTCCGGGCTTTCCGCTACGTACTCCCGCATCGCGGCCGAGGAGACGGCGCGTTCCGCCGCTGACACAGCGCTGGCGGGACAGATCAACTCTGTCTCGGCTACCGCGAATTCGCGAAACCGGACCTTCTTCCAGAGCGGCTCTCCGACGGCCACCGCGGCGGGCGACCTCTGGATCGATACAGGCAACGGTAACGCGGTGAAGCGCTGGAATGGGTCCGCGTGGGTCGATACGACAGTCGCATCGGGCGCGATCGGAACGGCGGTGTCAGCGGAGGCAACCGCGAGGGCCACCGCTGACGGCAACCTTTCCGGCAAGTATTCCCTGAAGGTGGCCGCGGGAAACATCGTAACCGGGATGAACATCACGTCGGCGACGGGCGCCGGTGCGGATGTGTCGGACATCACCTTCCAGGCTAGTTCGTTCAAGATCCACAACGGGACCTCGGCGGTGGCACCGTTTCAGGTGGTGGATGGTAAAGTGCGGGTCACGGGTTCGCTCGTCCTCACAAGCGGTGATGTCTCTGGCCTGGGAAGTCTCGCCACCCAGAACACGGTCACGGCGGGGCAGGTGAGCGGGTTGGGGGCGCTCGCGACTCAAAACTCAGTGGCAAGTTCCCAAGTGGCTGGTCTCGGCTCTCTGGCGACCGCGAGCAGCGTGGACCTTTCGACGCAGGTCACCAATAAGTCGCTCGCCAACCTCGATACCTCGGCGAACGCGAAGCTCGCCGGTATCTCGCCCCACGCCGATGTGACGCTGACCGCGATCAACGGCGGGCTGGTCATTACCTCGGGCGGCCTGACGCTTGACGGTGTCCCCGCGATCAAGTCCGCGGACTACGCTGCCGGTTCGGCCGGGTGGGCCATCAAAGGAAACGGGGACGTTGAGTTTTTCGACGGGATTTTTCGCGGAACCGTGCGGGCAGCGGTCATTGACTATGCGCCCTTGATCGGAGCGGGAGGACCGGGACTCAGCGCCGTCATGGACTGGCAGCACACCGGCGGCGAAAACTGGCGGACCGATATCAACGACAGCAACTCCGCTTTCCGGATCTTTAACTCCAACGCAACGTCGGGCACGAAGACGATCGAACTTGGGGTCGGTTCCCGGCAATTGGACCGGGTCAAGGTGTGGGGCGACCTGGAGATGACCGGGTACGGCTACGGGGACTTTACCTCCTACTCATCGCGGACGCTGAAGGAGAACATCTCACCGGTAGGAGGTGTACTTTCCCGTCTGATGCAGGTGAGGGTAGTGGAATTTGACTGGAAAGATGGGGCGCCGAGGACGGGTCGTGATGTCGGCGTCATCGCGGAGGAGATCGAAGCTATTTTCCCGCTCGTTGTCGTGCGGGACCGAGCCGGGATTCCGGCCGTCAATTATCCGAAGCTGTGCGTGTACCTTCTGCGCGCGTTGCAGGAACTGGGGGCCCCCAGCCGATGACCAAGTGAAACTCTACGGAAAAGAGTTTCCCGAGGGATGGTCCGAGGCGATGTCGGAACTGCACTGCTATCTGAATGACCACCTCCCGAGCGCAGGTGGCCTCGGTCGCCACGGTCACCTGCGCAACGCCATGATGTTGCTTTGGCCTGATCTCTACGGGGGCGAGGCTGCACCCGGAGTTCCGCGCTGGCGGGACGACCTCGAGATGCTGACCTGGGCCTGGTGCAACTACCGGGTCGTCTCCGTTATTGGGCACGCTTCAGCAGCGAAGACTCACACATTCGCCCATATAATCGCAGCCTGTTACATCGCTGATCCGTCGAACTCGATCATCACGCTGACGTCGACGCACCTCACAGGGCTTCGAAAACGCATTTGGTCGGATACTGTCTCGGCCATCCGTCTGGCGCACATGGGTGGCTCCGTTTACGGCGGCCACCTTTTTGATGTCCGAAACCACGACATGACGATCCGCCCCGCGGGCACCAAAGAGGACAAGTATGTCATCGAGGGTATCGCGACGGATCGTGGGCAAGACGCAGTGGAAAAGATTCAGGGAACCCATTCCCGGATGTCGCGTTACGTCATAATTGATGAGGCTCAGGGCACTCCTCAGGCGATTTTCGAAGCCGCAGCGAACCTCATGACCGATCAGGATTTCCGGATGGTTCAACTGGCGAACCCCACGCGCCGGTATTCCGAGTTTGGTTCTTGGTGTGAGCCCAAAGTTGGATGGAAATCGGTCGATCCCGACATCGATACTCACTGGGAGACCAAGCGCGGGGGCATTTGCCTGAAACTCGACGGGCTTAAGTCCGCCAACATCAAGGCAGGACGTACCATTTTCCCGTTTCTGATCCGCCAAGACTACCTCGACAACGTGGCCACGGCGTTCGGGGTGGGCTCTCCGCGCTGGTGGACCTTCGTCCGAGGCTGGTTCGCGCCGGAGGGCCTCTTTGGAATCACGTTTCCCTCCGCGGTGCTCCTCAAGGCGGAGAAGAAGTTTGAGTACCAATTTGAGCCGACCCGGATCGCTGCGCTCGACCCGGCCTTCGAGGGCGGTGACCAGTGCGTCCTCAGCATCGGGGAATTCGGCGAATCGAACGGATCGAAGCACGCATTGAACCTTGTGCGGTCAGCGCCGATCAAAGTTGTGGTGAGCGACCGCTCGGAGCCGATCGATTACCTGATCGCCGCCGAGGTGAAACGGATCTGCGCCGACTACAAGGTGGCGCCTGAGAACTTCATCATGGACGTGACAGGCGCCGGCCGGGGTGTGGCAGCAATCCTCGAGAAGGAGTGGTCGCCTGTGATCAATCGATGCAACTTTGGGGGCGGGCCCACCGACCGCCGGCTAAAGACTTCTGAGGCTGAGTCCTGCACCGAGCTGTTTGATCGTTTTGTTTCGGAGTTATGGTGGGCTGGGAGAGCGTGGATGGAGGAGGGGATGGTCGGAAACCTCGGTGATGAGTTCAAAGGCCTGCGTGATCAGCTCTCGTCGCGCCAATACGAGACGGTCAAAGACAAGAAGATCCGCATCGAGACGAAGAAGGAGATGAAGGACCGCCTCGGGTACTCTCCCGATGAGGCTGATGCCTTTGTTCTCCTCGTTGAGCTGATGCGTCGAAAGGGTGCCGTGGCAGGCCGGCCGGCTGCTGGTGTGGTTGGCAACAGGGATGACCGGCTTCTAAAGCGGGCGATCCGCTACAGCCGCGTCATAGATCCCGCGCGAGAGTACAGCACGGAGGCCGCCTGATGGCCCTTATCCGCTCCTTTCGTGACGTCCCACCCGGTGGCTGGCGCTACGTTCAGCCGGAGACCGGCGTTCACTTTGATTCCGACACGTTTGAAGGATTGGTGGAGAAGATCCGCCCCCACCGGCTCTACAAGGGAATTGGCGCTGAAGATCTCGAAGCGGAAGTGCAGAGACAGCTTTGTGTCGGGTTATCAGAACAGGAGTGTCGCGCTGAACCTGGTGAGGACTATCGGCCGGTACGTGACCTGACGGCCAAACTCACGACCCGGATGGCGTTGGGACTGACCAGGGCCGTGACTGCGAGCCTGTTGGAGGTGGCTTCCGGCCGAGCTGCGCTGGTTAGCTCTGATGAAGCTGAGGCGCGTGCGGTAGTCTGTCGGGGGTGCCCTTTCAATAAACCGGCATCCCTGTGCTCATGTTCGGCTGTCTATCGGGCGATCGAGGCCGCAATACCTCGGGGCAGAGAACTGAAGGGCATTTC